GTGTTAGGTGCCAGCAACGGCAAGAAAGGCAGCAAGGGAATATGAGAAGCGGGAATATGGCGGGAATATGGCGGGGAACACCTTGGAAAATATTTTGGCGGAGGGCGAAATAAAGCTTGCGAGGTCCGGGAAAAAATGCCAATCTTTCGGCGTTGCAAGAAACGGCGAGGGAAAGCAATCCTGCCACACCCGCTGAAACAATCTTGCGGCAACAATACAATGAGTGATGCAAATACAATGTCCGCCGTAGCGCCAGACGTGATCTATGGTAAGGATCAATACGAGCGGGACGCGGCGAGGATCGCGGCTAGCTTGGGATGCGATAAGACGGAGACGATAAGCGGGGTGGATTACCTTGTGATCTATCTGTTTATTCTCGAAGAGCAAGGCGTTGCCGACCCGGCAATGAAGGATCTGGCGATACAGATAGCGTGCGCCGCGAAAGCTAATAATTCCGCCCTGCGACAACACCTGTACCAGCGCAAGGAAGAGGCGAAAACGAGCAATAAGGCAAATAAGTATCTTAATAAGGGATTGTAAAACTAACACCTAACAATTAAACAAAAATGAGCAACGTACGAGAAATGAGCCTGACGCTGGAGGGCGATGTAATCTGGCTGACCATTGCCGGCACAATGTATGAGCTGGACGAGCTGGATGCGGTCGACCTATTGGCCCGCCTCAGGGCGATTCTGGAAATGCTAGCGACGGGGGAAAATATTTCGGCGGGAGGGGAAGAACCCTATCTGGCGGACCGGGATAATATTGATTTTCACATCGGTCCGCAAGGGGAAATAATGAGCGATAATGAGACGCCGTCGATGTACCTAGAGCGGCTCGTCGCGCGGTACGTGGATAGAGGCTAGGCTAGGCTAGCCCGTTCTGCCACGTTCTGCCAATATTGGCGGGGCGTGGCTTTCTTGCGCCGTGGCATAGGCTAGGCGGGCTTGCAGGGCTTGGCCGGAATACGTTCCCCATTTCGCCCCTTGCCAGCCGCCTTGCTGCTCCTAGGAGCAAAGCACGTATAGCAGGCTTCCCATCCTTCCGCTTACGTATCGCTTGCCCTAGGTGTCCCGGCCCTCGCCAAGCTGCCGCTAACGTGCCGCTAACGTGCCGTGCCACGTTCCCCTAACGTAGGGTGTTGCTAACACTTCCCTAACACCTCCCTGTCCGCTGTGGCTCCGCAAAGGGGTACCCTTCCCTTTGGGTCGGATTGTCCTAATTTATGTACCTGCTTACAAATTACACCAAATTGAATATCTAACAGAAATCCAACACCCACCAAAGGCTTAATTAAACAACAATCCCCTTGCCAGCCGCCCCACTGTCCCACACAATCCCACCATGCCAAACACCACCCCAAAACGCACGGTTGCAAAACCCAGTGCACGACGTGTTTTCACCCGTGCGGTTACCGTCAAAAACCCAACCCTCACGGCCAAACGGCTGTTTGACCTATGTCCGAAACCAGTCCTCTAACCGAAGTCCTCCAACGTGTCCACGCTCCAAGCGCCGAGGAAGAACTCCGCGACACACAAACCGAGTTTGTCCCAATTCTCAAACAGGGGCAAAACGGGCGAATCGGTCGGGTAAAAGGGGTGCCAAAAGACCCAAACCGAATAAGAGCCAACTGGGAGTTCAACGAAGCCCGTGATGGTCCAGTCCATGACGCAATGCACGAAAATAAACAGTGCCTCCACAACTCCCCACGGCCACCTGTCTTACTAAAAACCGAACAACCGGAGCACCGTTTTCTAGTCTTCCTCTACGCCCAGGGACTCTCAACCAAGGAAATCTTCCTCCAGCTAGGTGGCGCTTGGGACTCCAACACCAATCTCCCCGTTTCCGGCACCGGTGCACGCTACTCCTACGCCCACCTATGCTCCATCCGCCGCCAAGCTTGGTTCCAAACCAACCTTGTCAAATACATGGACGAATGTGGCAAGGACGCAATTCGGGCAAAATTCGAAATGGAGTTAAAGCCAAGCATTGAAAAGGTCATTGCTATTAGGGATGATTTGAAGGCACCTTTGCAGTTGCAGTTACGCGCCGCGGAGTCGCTGATTGATAGGTTTCTTGGGAAACCGGTTCAACAAGTTGTGGCACTCCCACAGAGCAGTGTTGCAAAGTATGAGCAAGATGCGGCGTCACTAGCACGGGAGACCGAAGCTGTCGAAGCGGAGTTGAAGAATTTGAATGCGGCGTTTTAAAGTGTAGATTAACAATATGATCAAACAAGTTATAGAAAGAGGGAGTGCTCCGGTTAGTGGAGCAAGCGGGACGGCCGGGGTGCTTGGGCAGTTGTGTGTGGTTACCATTTCCGGGGTGATAACCACTTATGAGTGCGTGCGGGTGAGTCCTGTGCTTTGGGTGCTGCAAGGTGGTGGTAGGGCGGTGGATATTTCCAACACCCCGGCGGGGAGCATCGCTGCGACTAACGTGCAGGCGGCGATCAATGAGTTGGCGACGGATAAAGCGCCGCTTGCTTCGCCCTCGTTCACGGGGTCGGTGAATTCCTTGGGTTCGATCACGGTTAACGGCGCGACCGCATATATTCGCACAATCGGCGACTTAGGCTCTATCACAACGACCGGCGAAATCGCATACATCCGCACTTCTGGCGAGTTAGCCACCATCAGCACGACCGGCGAAAGTGCCAACATCTCCACCTACGGGGCAAATGCAAACATCATCACCAACCAAGGCCAGTTCATAGGCGCGGGCACGGGTCTTACAGGCACGGCCGCTAGCCTAACCGCCGGATCATCCAACGGGTTGAAATCCGCCACCACGACGGTCTCGGTCTCCGCATCCACCGCGCCAACAACCGGGCAGGTGCTCACCGCCACCAGCAGCACGGCCGCAACTTGGCAGACTCCAAGCGGCAGCACCTACACCGCAGGCACGGGCCTAACTCTCACAGGCTCGGTGTTCTCAGTCACAGCTGGCACCTACGCTCAACTATCCGGCGGCAATACCTTCGCCGGGCCACAGGCATTTTCCAGCACGACACGCCCAACCAGCAGCGGCACCGGCGCACCAGCGGCAACCAGCATGATCACACTACAGGATGTAGATTCACAGTTGGCCTCCAGAATACCAGATTCGCTCTACCTCCACGACAGGTTTGCCACCGGCGGGACGACGAACGGATCAATCGGAGAATTAGGGTGGACTCTGGGAGGCACGGGGGGCGGGTATAACCGCGCCGGAGTTTATGGCTTGTTGGTCCCGGCCAGCACCATCAGTGCAGCGCTGAATTGTGCCACGCTTAGTTTTACCTCTGGAGATTACGCCGGAAGTCTCGGCATTTACTCCCGCTCCACGGCGCGCACGTTTGATCTGATTTCCCGTATTTCACAGTATCACGGGTGGGCGAGCGGGAAGCCGTCGTCGTGGTCTATGTATTTCGCGGCCGATGCTAGCGCAGGAGTCAACCCCAACAGGATCATACCAAATAACGCCGTCGGGATCGCCGCAATTGACACGGCAGACGCGACTTGGGCGGCGCTTACCCCTTACGTCGTCGGGAATACCCTCGCCCCGACCACGCCTAACGGCTATAAATACATCTGCACCACGGCAGGGACCAGTGGGGCGAGTGCCCCGACATGGCCCACTACGTTTGCAGGGACAGTTGCAGACGGGACTGCCGTTTTCGTTAACGCAGGTCGTGATGGCTCGTCTAATTTCATCTTTTTTGTGACCGGCGCAGATGCTCTAACTAATATAACCGTAGCGGCAAGCAGTATCCCTATCCTGACAGCACACAGCGGTGCGACATGGTTCGATCTATCGATCAAGGCAACCGCGACTGGCTACAATTTTTCCGTAAACGGGGAAACACCAGTTACCATAGCGGACACGACGACGCTACTTGGAACCCCAGGCTTCGCCGTCCGAAACGACACATCTCAAACGGCAGTCGGAATGCTCAGGCTTAGGCATTTTGGTTTTTTTGGTGCCGTCCGCAACTTCTGATAGTCCCCGCATCATTCACCGAAATCTAATCCTGTGATCCTCCCTCACCTAACCGAATTTGAAGCCGACACCGCTTGGCTAACCTCGCTAATCCTCCGCATGGGGGAAGCCACCCACCATCTCGCCACCGTCGCCACCGACGTTAACACCGAGTTCTGGCACGCGCTAACGACCGAGCGCCTGCTTGCCCTGCTCAATGCCGACGTTTCGCTGTCGCTGTCGATCCTCGCCGGAAATACCGCCATCGCCGGGCCAGTCAATGCCTCACTGGAATCTATCGGCCTCGCACGGTTCTGTCACCGCGCCCCCACCGAGCCGGGCCGCACGGACATTTCCTTCAACGGCACCGCGTTTTTCCTCGTTGAGCCAGAGCCAGAGCCAGAGTAATCCATGACAGATTCCACTATCACCCTCGTCGTCACGAACCTCGTCCTCGTCGCCGGGGGCCTTACCAAAGTAATCGTGGACGAGCTACGCCGTCGCAACGACCGGCTCGACCGCGCCCAAGACCGGCTCGACCGTGAGCAACTGGCCCAGCTCACGAGCGCCCAACTGGAGTCCATCCGCCTCGCTGGAGACCGTCGCGTCAAAACCGTAGTCGAGGAAGTCGTCAAAACCCGCCAAGTCGCGATCAAAGCCTTCAAGGAGGCGAACGGGGTGAACCAGAAAATCGAATCCCTCGGCCTCAAACTCACCGAAAACAATCCACCCCCGACCCTATGAAAACCCACACCTTCGCCGAATGGTTCGACTCTCTTGGAGTTAAAAACTTCTCCGCCACAGAGTTCACCGAATATTTCCAAGTCCACCGCCGGGGAGTCACGAACTCCCAACCACCCCAAGAGATGTGGGCAAACATCATCCCGACTCTCCAGATCGTCGATGAGCTACGCACCTATTTAGGTAAGCCAATCGTCCTCTTGTCCAGCTACCGCTCGCCCGCCTACAACCGCGCAATCGGTGATGCTGCTCCCAAAAGTTACCACATGCAATTCCGCGCACTGGACATCGCCGTAGCGGGTAAATCGCCACGCCAGGTGTTCGACCTGCTCCACCAATGGCGCGATCAGGGTAAATTCAAAGGCGGTCTCGGTCTCTATAACTCATTCGTCCACATCGACACTCGGGGCAGTAATGCTACCTGGGGTGTGTGAAAGCCCGCTTCCGCCAACCCAATCCTAGCCAAGTCAGAGCCAATGATTACCAATGACCAAGAACCAGAACCAGAAGATGACATATTCTTGCTGCGTCGTAGGTTGGAGCTGAAGAAGAAACAGTTAGCAATGGCGAAAGCCTTTGGTTTGATGTTCTACAAGCCGCATAGTAAGCAGGCTTTATTCCATCAAGCCGCACTGTTTCGCTTCCGCTTGGGTAGGTGCGGGAACCGCTTCGGTAAGAGTGATATGGGAGTTTCGGAAGACTTGGCATTTGCGCTGGGTGAGCGGGTCTGGCTGTCCAAAGATGATCCTATGCGGTATTTGGGTATACCCAAACATGCCACCAAAGGACTTGTAGTATGTGCCGACGATGATAAGGTGGATGAGATTTTCACTGGGAATGGCAGTAAGGGACATGTTGGTAAGATTTGGAAGAAGATACCAAAAGACCTGATTGTTGGTCAGAAGCGGGGGAGTTCGGGGACGATTATTAACCTACGAATTAAGGGCTTGTATGGTGAGAGTGTGATTGACTTCGACACCCGGTCGGCTTTCAAGAATAACCCTATGGGTAGTGAGTCGTCCGACTATGATTGGTGCCATGTGGATGAACCTATTGAGGAAGCACACTGGAAGGCGATATTGCGGGGGTTAACGGATCGGGGCGGTAAAGCTTGGTTCACCTGCACGCTAATCGAGCAACCCTGGATTAATGATATGTTCTTTGGTGGTCCCGACGACAGCTCCAAAGAAATGACTGAGACGATTACGGAATCCGGTCGGAAGGTTAAGTGGTCCATAACTGGGTCTATCTACGACAACCCATACCTATCGGCCGATGATATCGAGGACTTCCTGAACGCGTTGACCGACGATGAGAAACAGTGCCGAATTCATGGGATACCACTACACCTTTCGGGTGTAATCTACAAAGAGTTCGAGCGGCATAGACATGTGCTGTCCGAACTGCCTCCCGGTTGGCTCGCGTTCAATGACCCGCCGAGGGATTATACCATTCACTTCGCGATCGACCCGCATCCGCGAACTCCGCACGCAGTGTTGTTCATCGCGGTGAGTCCACACGGCCGAGCCTACGTGTATGATGAGATCTTCCACTCCTGCACCACTGACGAGCTGGCTAAGTTGATCTTAACCAAGATTGCCGGTCGACATGTGTGGACAAAAATCATGGACCCCATGGCTTGGATTGAAGACCAACGGACGAGGTCTATGATGGCGGATGACTTTGCAAAGTTTGGTCTGTTCGGTTTAGAGAAAGCACCAAAGGATTTGGTGCGGGGGATACCGGAAGTCAAACGCTTAATGAAACTCTCGGACTTCCTGTATGTAAGTCCTATGTGTCGCACCTTCCTGTGGGAGTTAGGACGCTACGCTTGGGACGACCGACAAGGGACGCCGACAAATAAGCCCCGAGACAAGGACGATCACATGATGGAGTGCCTGTATAGGCTGTGTCTCCGCGGACTAGACTATTATGATGCTGATAAAATGACCTCACCTGTGGAGGAAATGTCCATCTCCGGTGATATGGACGATGACCAATTCGGTTCACTCACTCTTTGATAATTATCCAACAAACATCTTGCCACCCACCAACCACCAACCTAAAGTTCCCTTAACAACTCATGAACAACTACCAAGCAGACGGAATTGGAACCGGTTTCCTCCCCCGACCAGCACTCCAATTCCTCCTAACCAGTGACCCGTTCTTAGGCACCAGTGTTCCGGGTGTGCCTGACGGCCCATTCAACCGAGAGTTGTATAAACTGTTGGAAAATGACTCCGCACTTGCAAACGCCTTGATGGGGTATTTGGCCAAAACTCACGGTGTGTCGAGCAGTGCCGCCCCAAGTGTCAACACTGTCCCGAATCCACTAACCGGCGCACCCAGCACACCGGCCAACCTCGCAGTGCATGTTGTATACTACACGAATTTTGAAGTCTCCTACCGGTTCAATGGCACATCTGGCCTTTGGGTGGAACTAGCTCGTATTACCAGAACCTACAATGTTTACCAAAAGCATACTAAGAAGATCACAGTCCAACTAGTCGACGGGGAGACAAACATTTCCGTCACTCTTCCCACCACCGACTCAACCGGTGCCGCTTTTGCCTTCACTCTCGATGACCTCAAAATCTTCTACATCAATAATCTGGACGATGAGAGTCCGGTGCTGAGCGTCCTCCCCGGACTGTCCGTCTCTGGCACGGTGATTCGGGTGTTGAGCACCACAGCACCAATCGAAGGTTCCAACTACCAGTTGGTGATGGTATTCGAACATGTAACCACCACGTAATGGAAGCTAAAGTCAAAAATGAGCTGTCGCAACAAAAGCAGACAGCGTTTCACTCCCAACTTCTACAACACTGTAAGGCGTTGGTTGATATGTCACGAAGTGATATGTCAAAATACTACGACCGGTGGGAGGCTAGCGACCTAGTATACCGCGGTGAACGCTTCGCCGACGAGGAAGACAAGAAGGCTTGCAAAACTGGTGCACCATCCAAGATTGTAATCCCCTTAACCTACGCACAGATTCAAACCTTCGTATCGTTCGGTATGGGACTGCTCCAACAGCGGGAACACTTTTTCGAGCTAGAAGGTACCGGGGAGGAAGACCACCGAGCAGCGAAACTGGGTGAAGCCTTGTTGGACCAGAATCTGGAAGCCAACCAGTTCACAACTCTTTTGTATCAATTTCTACTAAATATTGGTAGATTCTCTTTGGGTGTTATCAAACACTCATGGGTTAGGGAAACCGAAAGTGTTTGGGTTGAAGAGGAAGTTCAAGTCAGTGGGTTCCAGCCTATGCGACTGCTTGGACAGCTCTTCAACCCAGCACCAAGGGTGCCAGAAATGAAGCAGGTCAAGAAAGAACAAGTTGCCTACATGGGGAACCGCTTAGAATCTGTAAGTCCATTCTGCTTCTACCCTGACACGCGTTTCCCACTATCCAAGTTCCAACAGGGTGAGTTCTGTGGTAGTGAAACCGAGATGTCAATGACCCAGCTTCGTAAAGGTGAGAAAGACGGCCTCTATGCAGGTGTTAAGTTCATTGAAAAACTGAGCGGAGACAAATACCTCAAACGGCAAGGCCAACGTTTTGGTCACTACCGGCAGGAGTCAACCACCGCCAAGGGTCAGATTGAATCCACAGTGATTGTAACGAGTGTGCAGTTGGAAATCACACCTTCCAAGTTCAAACTATCAGACGGCACCACCCTCGGATCGTCCAACGACCCGGAGAAATGGATTGTTGAGTATGCAAATGATTCTCGGGTAATCCGCGCCGAACCGCTCGGTTACGTTCACAATCACTTCACCTACAGTCTTGGTCAATTCTCCCCGGATGAGCAATCTTTGGTGAATGAGACCATTGCAGAAATGGTCGGCCATCTACAGGCTGTGATTGACTGGTTTGTTAACGCTCACATCACCAATGTTCGCAAACCGGTTGGTCGTTGATCCTGCTGGTGTGATGTTCGAGGACATTCGTGACCACAAACCAGTCATCCGCCTCAAGCCAGGTGCGTCCAATACCGGCGTAGACCGCTACGTTAAACAACTAAACGTCTCAGACGTAACTCGAGGACACATCTCCGATGTCCAAACCCTAATGCAGTTCGTCTACATGACAACTGCGATTAGTGACAATAGTATGGGACAGGTCAACTCCGGTCGCCGCTCGGCCCGTGAAATCTCAAACACTGCCAGTGCTTCCGGTAACCGTCTCCGAACTGTTATCAAACTAATCTACGACGGTTGCCTAAAACCACTTGGCAAAGACCTCCTATCTAATCTCCGGGATGGTCTCGACGAGGACACTTTCGTAACCGTTTCGGGCACCGAGTTCCCGGACTGGGAAGCATACACCTCTTTCACTATGAAGGACGGACGAACAAAGGTCAAAGTAAACCGCACCAATCTAGCAGGTAACTTCGACTTCAAAGTCTTCGAGGGTATCCTCCCATCCGACAAGTTCGCTCAGGCAGAAACTATCGAAAACACCCTAATGGCTTTGATGAAAAACCCACAAGGTTTACCCATCCTAACCCAAGTCCTCGGCTACGACCCGAAGAAACTCTTCACCGAAGTGCTCGAACTTCGAGGCATCAAACATCCGGATCGGTTCAAGATCGACGAAGTCCGTATGCAAGAACTCCAACTCGCAGCACAACACCAACAACAATTAGAAAATGGACCTACAAATCCCACAGGAACTGAACCCGGAATACAAGGAAGCCCCACCAACGGAGCTGTTCAAGCACCATCCGGTCCTTTCGAGTCTCTCCTTGCTTGAACTATCGGCTAAACTCCACGAGTTCCAAACCAACCCATTCTTCTCCTACCTGTCCGGGGTGTTGCAGGAAACAGCCGACCAAGCTATAGTATCCATCATCTCTGGTTTCCAGGTTCGGGACCGAACAGCAATATTGGAAAGGGAGCAAACCATAGGTGCCGCACCAGCTTATCTCAAATTCGCTCAACTCACTGACGATCTCCGGACCACTCTCACCGAAGCACTAAACAAACAATCCAATGGATAACGAAAACAGTACCACCGATGCTCCCGACACGTCGAGCGAGCCGACTCACTCCGCAGTTGCAGCATTCCTCTTTGACGAGGTTAACCCAGTGTTTGACGACATCACTCCAGATGACGACACCACCACCGAGGACACTGCCTCCCACACTGACCAACTCACCAAACTCGCCACAGAAGGTCAAATCTCCCATGATGAGCCAGTCCACGTCACCGACGAACAGGTCACAACAGTCGAACCTGTCGAACCTGCGATCAAGTTAGCGCCAATTATTGAAGAGGTCGAGAAAGCACAGGTGCAAGCACCAGTCACCCCCTCCGCTCCGGTCTCTCAGGCCGAAATGCAGAAGCACCTGAATATTTATGATGTGTCTGAAGCGGACTATGATGCGATCTTTGCCACCGAGAGTAAGGAAGATTCCATCAAAGCACTCAACGGTATGATGCAGAATGTGGTGCGTCAGGCTGTGACAATGAGTCACGTGTTAGTGCAGGACTTGCAGGCCAACTTCCAGCAACAAGTGCAGCCATACATGCAGTATGCGGACGAGCAGAAGCACTCAGCAATGGAGTCTGCATTCTACTCCCAGCACGCTGACCTACGAGCAGCACAACCAGTGGTTGACGCAGTGCTGAAACAATTTCAGGGAAGTGGGCAGAAGTTCGCAACCCCAGAGAAACTATTTGACGCAGTAGCCCAGAATACTAAAGCCTATTTGTTGCAGTTGCAACAGCTCGGGCAGACGGCCACTCCGAACACGCGAGGACCTGTGCAGACACAAGGAGTTACCCAGCAGGGTAAGCCCCGGATGGCAGCACTGCCGAGTGGTGGGCAGGGTGGTGCAGGTGCAGGTGGGGGTAATAGCGGCAAAGTCAATACAGCCCAAAGGCTGTTCGGCTGAACCAACAATACAACAACAAACTAAACTAAAATTATGGCCCTATTTGGCTTACTAAGCACGGAGAGTTTTGCCTCCGAACGTTTCACCAGCATCCGACGCTCGGTGTTCTACCAGTACCCTAACGGTGCTGCTCCGCTACTGGGACTCCTCAGTATGCTTGACGGCGAGGTCTTGAATGACCCGGAATTCTCATGGTACGAAGATCGCCTGGCTGAACTGGTATCCACTACAGTGGTTAATGGTACGACTAGTGGTGCTTGGTATGCGGACAGCTCAGGCTCCCTGGGTTCTGCGATGGCAACTACCGCGGCTGACCGGACTGCGAACACCTCCGCTGCCTACTGGCTTCGCGTGGCTAGTCTGGACCCATTTCGCGGAAATGACATCATCAAGATGAAGGGACTTAACGTCACCGGTTCCACCGTTGATGGTCAGTTCCGTATTGCACCAAACAGCTCCGGTGTGTTCTCGTCCAGCTCTGGTGGTTTCTACATTCGTGTAGTCCCAATCAACACCATTGTAAACGTGTTAAACGTTTATAACCAAACAGATGCCGCAACGGAAGTGCAGGTGCTGGGCAATGCAAACATGCAGGGCCAAACCGGCTCAAGTGAAGGTTCCTACACCATTGCTACCCGAACTGGTAATAACTCCCAGATCTTCCGGACACCAATGAGCTTCACTGGCACAGCGTTGGTCACTTCCGCGAAGTTTGACGAAGCCGGACCCTACAAGGACAAGGCTAAAAAAGCCTCCATGCGACACATGATTCAAATGGAACTTCAGTTCCTCTTTGGTGATCCAAGTAAGTCCATCGACACTACTTCCGGTCTGCCAACCTACACCATGGGTGGTATCATGTTCTTCCTGAAACTTTGGGAAGCTGGTGCCGGTAACGCCGTTGCTGGTGTTGTAAGCACCTACCCAGTATCTGCCTCCACCTCCAACTCCGACGACAATAAGCGGATCATCAATGTCAATGGTAATATTACCGAATCGGCCCTGGACGACTACTTCGAAAAGTTGTTCCGCCACACAAACAATGTGTCCAATGAGAAAATGGCATTCTGTGGGTCTGGTTTCCTGAACGTACTGAACAAGCTATACAAGTCCAAGGTGGTGTTCCAAGCCGACATCCCACAAGCTGATGCCTACGGAATGTCCGTGGTCAAACACGTTTGCCCGTTCGGCACCATCTACTACAAGACGCACCCACTCTTCAGTCGTAACGCGTTCATGCGCTACAACGCACTGTTCCTTGATGTTCAAAACTTCAAATACCGCTACATGCAAGGTCGTGACACTGACATCAAGAAGAACATCCAACCAAACAATGCCGACTACCGTCAAGATGAGTTTTTGACCGAAGCTGGTCTTGAATGCCAATTCCCGGAAGCCAACATGTATATGGTTGGTGTCACCGGTGCTGCCTAAACCACAAACCAATAGAACACAGAACAATGAGTGATATGAGAAAATCCGACGTCCGTACTATTAGTCCTTCCCTTGCCGGTGGGACACAAGGCACCATGGGTGGTAAAACCGACACCGCCTCCAAGGATTCGCTAATCGGCACTAACACTGTCAAAGAATATGTCCCTGGGAAACTCACCATGGGGGCAGGTGCTCCCGGCGGCAAGGGTCAGCGTAGCTAAGCAACCCAACTAGTCCAAGCGGCAGTAACCTCGTGTTACTGCCGTTTTTTCGCATACTAGTATGAGCGACCTCTTTCAAATGCGGCAAACGGTTCTGGGCTGTGTGTCACGGATAGGCACCACTTTCAACACTGGGACACAAAACTTCGTCGACACCGCGATCAATAATGCCATCATCTATGCACAACGGAAATGTGACTTCGAGTGGAATAAGGGTGTTGTCAGCATCCGGTGTGCGCCAACTGGTCGCATTGACCAAGCGTTTGAGGACGGTGAACCGGTTAAGTTGAAGAAGATTATTAAAGCCTTTGGGTTGGTTGATCCGGGGTTGGCGAATAATCAGTCAGTGCCGTATTTGTCCAGAACCAGTCAGATTGCCGACGACACCCTGCGGAGACAGAATCACTGCCCTTGCACGGGTAATCGGGTTATACATGATGGGCAAAAGGTTTATCATACGCCTTTGCTGGCCGAACCGTATGATTTGTTTTTCTACGCGGTTAAGTGGATGCCACGTTTGGTCAAAGAACAGGATACTAATTTTTTACTAGACTACGGTTTCGACTACATCATGTATCGTGCAATCGTGGAGTTGAACTTTTTCATCAAAGAGGACGAGCGGTTTCATGTGAACACCTCCATGGTGGCAGATGCTTGGAATAGCTTGTTGACTTGGGATGCTAGCCTAATTTCACCAACAGAAACAGAAATTGAATTATGAGTTACGAAAGCGAGAATGGTTTAAACGACCTTGATGTGGCAGAGCCTTTGGATGGTGCGACACCGGCGGAGCTACTGCTAGCATTTCGACAGTTGAAGGCGGTGGTGAAGAATGCACTACTGGTGGCACATCACCCGGATGGTAGGTTGCGTCCAGGTGCGTTTACCAAGTTGGAGGAAAACTTGGTAGGAACAGGGCAGTTGGTGGACCTCGCGGTTACTTCGACTAAGCTAGGTCTTGGTGCGGTTACCAGCACCAAGATTGCTGACTTGGCGGTGACGGCCAGTAAGCTGGCCACTGACAGTGTGACGGAGGATAAATACGCCGACGAGTCTATACCAGCAGCAGCTTACAAAACCAACACTATCCCGCTCACAGCACTTGCCAGTTACATAACCCGTGGCTACCTATCCTCTCACGTGAGTGATGATAATATTCGAGCAGTCACCGCACAGGCGATTGCAGATAAAGCAGTGGTGGACAGGACAATTGATACTATGACGTTTAGCAAGCTGATTGGTGGTTCGAACAATAGTCTACTATTCAAGTCGAACGATGCTTGGCAGGCTGTTTCACTAGCTGATGGTGCCTTAGCCTACAACTCCACAACCAATATGTTTGAAATCACTAATGGTTGGAAAACTTGCACCACGGTGAGTGCGCAGACGAAGGGCTTGGGCGGCGGGCAAGGAGCATCCGGTGGCTGGGTGACTAGGGTGATGACTCAGGTGACAGACACTGACGATATTTTTGCCGGAACCGATGGAACAGCGTTCAAGCTAATCCCAGGTGTGTATCTAGTACGAATTGACTGCCCAGCTTTTAACGTCGGGACAAATCAGGCGAAGTTAATAAAACGGGACCCAACCATTTTCCCCGCAGTTTATACCGACGTTGCTTTCGGATCTTCTGTGGTTGCCGGCAGAGCAACCACAGGTACCCCTACGCCAGCTTCATCCATGTCGACTATTAACACCATCCTAACTGTAGTTTCAGGCACCGATGAATACACGTTGCAACACTGGATACAAACAAGTACAAATATGCACGACTTCGGCTATCCTACAGATTCCACCAACTCCACCGGTGAAGTCTACGTCCAAGGTCAGTTCATTAAAATAGCCTAACCGTATGCCCAACAAGAACATAACCCGTGAGCAGATTCACACTGGTCTCAGCCAATCCAAGTCAGATGAAAAATGGTCCGACATGATGAACTTCCGGTGTGCTTCAAACCGAACAAAGGTGGTGCCACGTAAGTTTAAGCTATCAGAAACCACCGATGGGTATCACACTATTATTCGTGGTGTCAGTGGGCTAATCTACGCCATAGGTTTACGCTTCTCCAAGGTGCTCCGCGGTATGGATGGCACGATACCCCAGCACCTGTGGCGGGCTAGAGTCACCCGTGAAACACACACTGACGATCAGTCTGAGAACCTGCGAGTCCGTGGAAGCTACCTCGGTGGTGTGCCAAAAAGCATTCGTGTAACTGTGGTGAACAACAGACTAATCGCTGACCACGACTGGGCAGCACCAATCTTGGACGAAGAGGTTGAAGCTGGTGAGGATGTAACTGATGGTGCATACCCACTAGAACTAACCATCTCCTTTGCTGTGCCACCTTGGCTTGGCACCAGTGAACTAGAACGAACAGAATACACAATTGGTCAAACTGTTCGGCAAAACCATAACATCGCTACACCCGAATTCCCAACCACCGGAGACGTCTACCAGTGTGTGAAAAATACAGCTGGGTTTCCTAATACTTTCTGCTACGCTGGCAACGACCAGTTCTGGCGCAGGTGGCAAAGATACAACTGGGTGGATAATTACTACCATCCCAGCGGTGTGGCTTACAAAATTGGTGAGCGAATACTTGACTCCACTGAGCAGTATATTTTCGAGTGTATTCAAATTGCCCTGCTAAAGCCCCCCACAACCAGCACCGTAATCGGCTCTTCCTACACGAAACATCCACAGTCTGAGCAGTACTGGAAACTAATAGGCCCAACCGGTCCCATCCCACGCTACTGCTATTATGCTAAAAACTTCGTAGGTGACCAAGTGTCCTACAACGGTGTTCGCTACACCTGTGTACAAAACCATGAGCACGGTTTGTCACCTATTGGTCACCCAGAAATATCCACCGTCCCTGGTGCCTCCACCACCATCCCCTTTTGGTCCGTAACCAACCCATACCTCCAGCCTGCTCGCGCTGCCGATGTGGACATCTATGATGGTGTTGTAAAAGTTGGTGACCAAATAGCAAATGCCAACGGCCTGTCTCGGCTGCACCTAAACACCGGAACGTACCGAATTGTCGTATCCCGAAACGACTGTAGGTTGACTGAGTTCACCGTGGTAAAAACCACCGCACTCCAAACTCAAGCAGTAACCATCCAACAGGTCCACACCGTATGATAAACCGAACCCTATCAACTTACGCGCATACCAATGCCCTATGCACCCCAACTGACGCATTCGTATCTATCGGTGACGGTTTGGAAGTAATGCTACCGGTGGGTGCAAAATCAGGTGACTCCTGGCTCATCACCATTGAGCACTTCAAAACTCCCACCCCGCTCACCCACACAACTCAAGGTAGGGAAACCTACATAACCAGCTCAGCCGAACTCCTTTCCCAACTCCAAGGCAATCTTGTCTCCTGTCCAAACGACACTAAGCAAACCTTCAAACACCACAACCGCGAACCAATCTCCCAGCCGAATCACCGCTCGGACATGTTGGTATCATTCTTCAACCACCTCTTCCTAGTCAAGGGTCGCACACTCTGGTGGACCGACTTAGACAATCCATTTGAATGGTCACCACACCCACACAACGAGGCCGACTTCCGCATCATTGAGTGGGAGACAGAGAACGCCACGGGACTAGTCCGAGCAGCTGATAAACTATACCTCCACTTCCCAAATGCCATTTACGAAGTAACCTACGTGGGTAAACCCGCCATTGTCACCATCGTGGCAAAGGTCCACGGTATTGGCTGCATAACACCAAGAGCTCTCGTCGTCCACAACACAGTCCAGTTCTTCATCGGCACCGACAGTTTCTATGCTTGGTCTCCAGAAACCGGCCTAGCCTCAATTGGACAAGATGTGTGGAATCGCTTCATATCCCAACGTGGTCCACTGTCTGAAACCTGGGCCTACATCGACCAGCGGAATAATGAAATCTGCTGGGTGTCCGGTCCAAACACCTGGGCCTTCAACTTCATCGAAAAGCATTGGCAAAAATACTCAACTGACGGTATCCTCTCCCACACCAGTATGCCATGGCAAAGTCCTGTCGGGTCGGGGCCAACAATTGGCAAGGACCAAATCGACGGATTGGAGAATCTGTGGGTGACAGATGGTGTGGTGTGTAGGGAGGCAAGAGCGGGTGATGATATTAGTCAATGTGCTGTGATGACACAACCGTATTTGGAAAGCGATGATATCACCTACGGGGACTTACACTTCAGTAAACGATGCGATCTGGTCATGCTCGACATGCGGACGGACTTTCCGTGGCTGGGTGTGCGGGTGCTGTTGAGTGGGCGTGACTTTGTAAGCCACCCTAGCCAGTGGGTTGATTGTGGTTTGTGGACACAGGAACTACCCGGCAAGCAGGTTGATTTCAAAACTGTAGCGGGTAAGGTTTTAAAATTCCGTTTCGAACTAGTTGATTCATTGCATTGGGATGGGCTGTTACCCAACGGTGGGCTGTCATTAAATGGCAAAGCTCTTGACGTTGCGGATGGTGAGATTACCATGGACGGAAGTAGGAACGACTTCCGTGGGAGACAATTTTTACAACTTGACGGTACACAGACGATTGGGCAAACCTCGGAGGTGATGCTTGGCTATGCGGAACTAAATGCATGGGGTGAACGTATTGATTTACCACAAACTTTAATCGGACCAGATAAATGATTACAATCAAAGAAGTTACGGATATTGAACAACTCACCATACTGATGCCACTCTTCATCGAAGGCTACCATGCAATGAACAAGAAGAAGAAGGTGTTTGAAGTGGATGAAACTGGGTTTGTCAGAACACTGGTCGGGGTGCTCAACACCCAACCGTCTAGTGGAATACTAGTAGCCTTTGATGACTTCACCCCGGTTGGGTATGGAGTGGCCTTCGATGAAACACCAGCATTTGCCACCAAGCGGGAGTTGTTGCTGTGGGCATTGTATGTCAAGCCAGCATATCCGGGGACGCTAGTGATCCAACTGTTCGACGCCGCGAAACTGTTGGCGGCACAGCGAGGCTACGAGGTGCTGAAAGCTTTTAACTCCAGATTCACTGGCGGCATGTTCCGCCTGTTTGAAGGTAAACTGGGAATGCGTAGAAACCGAATCCAATTTAATTATAACTTATGAGTGCAGGAGGATCAGTAGGTGGTGGAAACACCAAGTTTGAACGTAAGGGAACTGTGGCAACGTCTAGTTGGCGCGACTTGACAGACGGGCAGCATAACAAGTTCAACAAGGCGTTCGGCAAGATCGACGACGGGGATCATAATTCAGACAAGGTTCAAAAAATGTTGAACGCTCGGATGGATAATGGGTATGACCAATTGCCAAACCGAGGTGCCTTGCAGTCTCTGATTGGTGCAAACTTGCCGAACAAGGCTGTGCCCGGACAGGCGAGCTTAACAGCCCAAGCAGGGGTTAATCCATACACCACTGACTACGCGGATAATACCTTCTCTGCATATACCGATCAAGTTCTGCGGTCTATCGGTCAGGCTCGGAGTGGTCCAATGGCAACTCGTGGCGGAACTGCCGCACAGGGTTACATGATGAGTGACGTTGTTGGTCAACTTGGGCTAAACCGCCAAGACGTGTTGGCTAAGAATCGACAAGCTGATGCAGGTATCCAACAGCAAGCGGCAGGTCTACTGAGTCAGGAGCGAAGCCAGATGAGCCAAGTTGCACAGAATGGTATCAACACTGGGTTTGGTGGGTATTTCAACTCACTACAGGATCAGCAGTCTGCTGGCAGTCTGGCAAGTGAACGTGCTAAAATGTATGCCGATCTTGTACCTGCGTTTACTAATCTAGCCAGTCGAGTGCACGGGACGGAGAAGAACGACCTACACGGGACTGGCGCACAAACCAGTAGCAGTGTTGGCGCTGGTATGCAAGCCTGCTGTTTCATCTTCCTAGAAGCCTATAATGGGACATTACCAGAATCCGTTCGGTTGTGCCGCGATAAGTTTGCACCGGAATGCTCTGCCCGCAGAAGGGGTTATATTTTGACAAGTAAGTGGTTGGTTCCAGCGATGAGGGTTAGCAGTATAGCCCGGACGCTGACCAATCATTTACTTGTTAAACCGCTCACGTATTACGGCGAGTGGTTACACGGTCGGAACAAACTCGGCTGGGTCGCTTGGCCTGTTAAGCAAGCTTGGTTTACACTTTGGAAACAATTAGGAAAGTAATATTATGCCACTACCACCACTACTCGCATCCCTTATTGCAGGGTCAAACATGAAGCAAGGCACCGGACAGAGTGTTGCACTCCTCGGACAGGAAGCCCGGAATCAAGACCTGTCCGGGTTAATGAACATGATGCAAGGTTCAGGTTCGGCGAGTGCCGCCAGTCCAGCACTCCAAACACAGCAACAGTCAATGCAGGCACCACCGCAACCGCTAAGTGACATCTCCTTAGGTCCTGACGGTATCCCAACAAACGACAGCAATGTGCTACCGCCAATTGGTGCAATCAACCTTCAACAGCAAAATGCAGCCCAAGGCACTTTTGCTCGGCCGCCCCAACCTGGGTCAATACCAATGAGTGGCGCGGTCCAGCAGCAACCAGCACCTTACGTGGACAATCGTAAGTGGGGCGGATTGGTTGGTGGTGATGTGAACCACCCGAATGGGTTGGTCCGTATGTCACAGGGGTATGAGAATGGGGGGTTAGCCGGTGCACTTGGGTATCTGATGACCAACATGGACAAACAACAAACTATTAGGTAATATGAGTGATTCAGGAGGAATGAGTATAATTGACCCGTATAGGCCAAATCCCACAAATGGTGTTGGTGCTATGCAAGGGATGGCACAGTTTGCAATGAGTCAAGAAGAGTTGGCGAAAAGGCAAGGGGAGGCTGCACTTGCACAAGCAACTAGGCAGTATTTGGCCCGTATGATGGGACTACCTGAGGGGGTTGACCCTGGCAAAATACAGGAGTATAATGGGGAGTCACAGAGACAAGAAGCTTTTCGGGGACAGGAAACAAGAGCGAAAACACAGGAAACAAGAGCGCAAGGACAGGAAACAAGAGCGAAAACACAGGAAACAAGAGCGCAAGCCCAGGAGACTAGGGCGAAAGGGGATGCTGCGCTAGAACATGCAACAAGGCGGTATTTGGCCCGTGTAATGGGACTACCTGAAGGGGTTGACCCTGGCAAAATACAGCACTCCAATGGGGAGTCACAGAGACAGGGAGTAGTTCGAGGACAGGAAACAAGAGCGCAAGGACAGGAGACTAGGGCGCAAGCCCAGGAAACAAGAGCGCAAGGACAGGAAACAAGAGTGCAAGGGGATGCTGCGCTAGCACAAGCAACTAGGCGGTATCTGTCTCAAGTAATGGGACTACCTGAGGGGGTTGATCCAATAGCGGTGCGGCAGTCCAATGGGGAGTTACAGAGGCAGGGAGCCTTTCAAGGACAGGAGACTAGGGCGCAAGGGGAGTATGATAGGACCGGGGCAGATAGACAGAGTGCGCTGAACTATGTCGACCAGTTGCCAGAACAAAAAGACCCAGCACTGGAGGCATTCCGTAAAGCCGGTGGGGTATTTGGTGCTAAGGAACTTGCAGCACTCATGGGCAGTGATTACACAAATAAGGGTGCTTTGGATACAAGACACCGAATGAACCTTGATGACAATATCGCGAAAGCGAGTCAGGAGACGAACAGGTTGATGCAGCAAAATGGGTTTGACTTGGAGAAGGAGAAACGCAGTAAGTTGTTGCGAGATGAAGAGAACAAGAGGAGTCAGGCAGCAGCAGACATGTTGGTTTATGATCGTAATCCTGTGGGGGTTATTGGGATGAATCCTAACCTGGCTGGGACGCCTACTGTGGGTGATAAGGTTGATCAGTATCATAACAGACAAGACGAAGCTAAGGCGGTAAAAGATAATGAGGAAGACAAGAGCAGGTATAGGCCCAAACCGGGGGATACTGGCGATTTCCAAGAAGACCCGAGATTGCCGCAAGCACGCATTAATCAGCAGTTCCCAAACATGCAACCAATTGACATCGTTCGACAGACGATTCTAAATACTGAGCATCTGGGGGGAGATCGCGTGTGGAAGGACGTGCGAACAAAGTATCCGGAACTGTATGACGAAGCTTGGAGACAAAGGCAGGAGGAGCTTAGGGAACAAAAAGTGCAAACGCTGCTGGAGTATATAAGGCAGCCACCGGTTCCGCCAAACCCCAAAAGCGTCCACGGTTTGTAGAAACTAACTAAAACAAAACCAAACTTATGCCAACGACACAACTTCCATTTGACCAGATTAAAGCAATCCACGACCGTGCGATTGCAGATGGTTCACCATTGGGTAAATTAGACCTTGCTGGATTTTCCAGTGAGATGCAGAAAGGAGACCAGCATAACGATTGGTCTGCTGGACATGGGGCAGATAATATAATAGGCACTGTGTCTAGGGGTATTGACTCCGGTATTGCTGCGACAAGATTGCCAGACCTGACAGGGGCAGTAACCGGGTTTATCGGTTCCGGTGCTGATGCACTAGGTGGCAGAACAGACCAGCACTATGAGCAGCTTGCTCGTAGTGTTGGTGAAGGACTGCCACGAACACTTGCCGATCTTGGTTTGATCATGGGTGGTGGTGCGCTGAATGCCGCGGCGGTGCTTGCGGCAGGTCCAACCGGCGGTGCTTCTCTTGCCGCCCTTGCACCCGGGTATGCCATGATGGGCGCTGGTGTCGCTGATGCTGGTGTGAAGGGCTACTCGGATACGAACTCGGTGAAACAGGGACTTACGAGTGCAGCGCTCACAGCACTTGCACCTTCCATAGCCAAGGTTGGTTCGGCTGCCGGTATCGGCATTATGGGTAAGTTTGCGCCCAAACTAGCTACCTCCGGAGCAGCACGCGTCGCCGCTTCGCAGATTGGCCAAGAAAGTGCATTCCTCGCATCCGACGCGGCGGACATGACGTTCAACGGAAATGAGTTTACGATGGACAATGTGTTTGCTAGTGCGATTGGGAATATCGCAATGTCGCCACTTATGGTGCAGGAGGGTAGAAGCGTTTACAGGAATACACCGAAGGCAGCTGCCAAGACTTGGACACCCGAAATGGGTGCTGACCAGTCCGTGTTGGGTGGTGCAGCAAACAACCTAGGTCGCTTGACTGACTACCTCCTGGGCTCCCCTGACCAAGATGTGCCAAGTTTTGTCCACAATGCTGGTGGACTACACCAAGCATTGGAACTGACTGGCCTTGATCCTGCCGGGTTAGCACCTATGCAAATGATTAGCTTACTGGGTAAAAGGCGGCAGGGGAAGGAACTGGTTCAACGGCTGGGGGAGAATACACCTGCGGAAGCAATTCACCCTGAGTTGATCAAAAAAGCAGGAGAGTTGCTGCAAACTGATGACGGTAGTTTGGTGTCGAGTATTAGGTTGTTGCAAACCGCGAACGCATTCACTCGTGAACGACAGGCGATTGCTGGGTTACAAACACAGATGGACCAAAATGTGAACCAAAATAGGTTACGCATGTCAGTGGGTGGCGAGCAGCTTGGTCCACAGGAGCAGTTATTGCTGGGGAACCGGCAGAAGAACGAGTTGATGGTGCACCCAACGGCACGGACCAAGGAGCAGGCAGCACTAGCGCAGTTTGATCCTACCGATCCTACAATAATGGATTCGGCAGTTGGTCAAGCCGGTGCAGAGCAGGCTAAACAAAAACTAGACAGCACGGTTGCAAATCGCAAGCCGTTGAGTATGCAGGAGAAGTTTGGGTACGAGCAGGGGAAAGCTATGGGTGCTAGTCCGTTTGATCCCGCACAGCAACCCTATGAGAGGAACATTGCACTTGGGGAAGCTCCGATGGGAGTGAGACCGCAAGCGGTGAAGGGAAAATTAGGGAATGAGTTTCCGGATACTAGACAACAGAATTTAACTGGCCTTCGTCCTGAGGCGGTGAAGGGGAAGACAGGGGATGTGCAAGCCAGGAGTGCTGTGCCGGAGTTTAGTCGGGTTGGTGAGGAACCAACCGGAGCTGACTCACAAGGCTTCTTCACCACCAAGTCTTTGGGCACTGAACTTGAACGGCTAAACACCATTGAGGCAACACCAGAAATGGCACAAGCACGGTTGATGCAGAAGGTTAAGAATAAGGTGCAGGAACATGTGGATGGTGCACAGATGCCGGAGCAGCCTGCAGGGAGTATGCACAATGGTGATATGACAGAATTGTATAATCAGCGAGCACCGAAGTTTAAAGACCTAACTTTTGAGCAGTTTCTTGGTGAGGTGAAGCAGCACTACATGAAGGATGCCGTTTTGGAGTATGGTGCTAACTCAAGAGGGTTTCAAGAACTAGGCGGCGCTGAGGGTTGGGGTGGCAGACAGTCTGAAAGAGTCCTTGCACTTGATTCAGCGTTTCATCACTTTGGTGAAACTGCTCCTAAGTTGCTGCACCGGGAGGCTCATCAGGAAAGTTTGGCTGGGTTGAAAGTAGGTGATGAGTTTAATCCTAATCGATTTACATCCTCTAGCACCAAGAAAGCTGTAACAAAATCCGGAACGTTCACCAACCCGGAAGAGAGCATTCAAGTGACTATTAAAACAAAGGGTGACATTAAGACCATTGATATGGATAAGTTTTACCAGCAGCACGCAACGGGTCGGTTTGCCGGCCGTGTTGATGAAGGTGAGATACTGTTCCCACGGAATACTAAATTTACTGTAGAGAGTATAAATGGTAGGAAGTTTGTTTTGAAAGCAAGTAATGGTGCACAAGAAAAAGCACCTCTCAGCGGTGGGTTGCAACTAATGTCCCGTGCGTTTGATGCGATGGGTTTGCATCCGACTCACAAAGCGTCACACATGGAGGTAGCCGAACGGGTGCTGGGTATGTTCAACACCGGTGCTATCTTCGGTGATACCAACCATCCGGATAATGGTGTGCTGGGTGCATTTTATGGAGTACCTTCGATTAAGTCTGGGTTTACTCGATTGTGGCGGGCTGAGGTTGGTAAGACTGATGGGCCGGTTCCAGACTGGATGAAAGGCGCACCTGAGCAAGCAGAAATGGCAAATGTTTCTGGTCGGTGGTTTTATAAAACTCGACAAGAAGCACAGTCACACATAGAAACACTTGATGGCGGTAAAATGTCTTACCTTGACGTACCTACAGAACATGTCGAGTCGTTCAATGCGAGAGGCAATAAACATGCCGGACCGTATGGTAGGGAAGGAAACGAGTATTTTGTGTCCAGAGAATTAGCAGATTCCAGAAAAACAGTTGACTTTGAGGGTACACAAAGTAGAGTCACCATCAACACTCAAAGTAAACTCTTCCGGAATGATATAGGTGGATTTAACCTGTTGAAGACACTAGCACATGAGCATGTGCACTCCTTGTTCAAACAACTCGACGATGGGGTGAATTTGGGTCTGGACAACTTTCGGCTCAAACACTTTGCAGAGAGCGAGCAGTTCGTGTCTACGTTGACACCGGAACAAAAACTCGGTATGATGACAGACACGTTGAATGAACTTATACCCAAGGGACACTTACGCAACGAACAGGTGGAAGAGCTGATCGCCGGGTTAGCGAAAGCTGGGGCAAGCACACCTCGGGAGTTTTTAACCGACATTGCAGCTATGCACCTTGTGTCAAAAGCGAGTGCAGAAGCGAAGCGCAATCATCTGCGGTTCTTACCTGAACCTATGCAAAACTTCTTTCGGGCAGTTTACCGTGGTGTCAGTGAGTTACGACAGGCCGTGCGCTTAGGTGCAGGGGAGAGGGGGATTGACCTCAAAGGTCTTGACGCCTTCCATTCCAACTTGGATATGATCTTCTCTAAAGACCCGGTGCTGGAGAACATGAAAAGCAGTATTGTGAAATCCCAGCAAGTTCAATCGGCGATTGAAAATGGTGACTTGGCTGGCAACTCAGTGCAGTATTCCAAAGTAGGTATCAAAGTACTGGATGAGCGGATTAAAGAGATGGTGACAATGCGGCAGAGCAATGGACTAATCCGCAACATCGCACAGCACATGCAAATAAGTGCAGGCCCACTCTACATGGAAAAGCTACCCAGCTATAATAAGTTGACCACCGTACTGGCTCGTGTGGACTCCGACGCGGTTGCAATGCAACACGCGACTGATGTGCCTTTTATGGTGGTTGCAGATGGTGGGTTGCTAAAACGCATTGCCGCAATGCCAGATGGGAAGTTGAACCCAGCTGAGCGACAGTTCAAGGGGACAATACAACGTATCGAAGGGTCGAAGGAGATGGTTGAAAAATTCAACACCCTTAGTCAAACCTTCAACGACCTAATGAAGGAAGCACAGCGAGCCGGTATCGCGTATCCAACCATGGATCACCCTAGTATACTGTCCAAACTGCACGGGCTGTCACAAGAGTCACTAAGTGATTTGAAACAACTAGGTGATGCTTACTTGGCACAAAGTCACGGTGTCGCCCAGGGTCATAAGATGGACGAAGTGGCTACGATGCAGGAAGTTGTGGCAAACCATTTACTAGGTGCCGGAATAGACTACCATGCGGCCAAGGGTATGGGAGTGCAGTTGTTTGACCAAATGCTGTCGGGTAATGTAGGCTGGGTGCGGAAGCCGGATGTGGCACAAGGTGTTACTGGTATACTTGCCGGACTACCACCAGACCTGGCCACCCACCCAGGTGCGGTAGCAGCGTTCAAACACTGGGAGGCGGTTAAGCCTGCGTTTGACCAGCGGATGAGTGACCTTGACCGACCACATATCACAGAGTTCCGATCAGGGATGTATGGGGTTAGGTATAACGTAGCAGCACCAGCGGACGGTTGGCCACTTGGCGCACACCCCACGGAGACGGAAGTGGCGGAGCAGTTTAAACCCAAGTCCGGTTACCGTTCAACAAACGACCCTACTGAGTGGAAGGCAATCCAGCGAGATGTGGCAGCAGATACGGGTAATACCATCACCGAGCTGGTCGACCACCGGAGAGACCCGAAAGGACGGTTTGGTCAAATGCAAACACGAGGGTTGGAAGAGGCGACTCGGTTGGTTCGCGAACACTACAAAGCAGCAATGGACGCAATGGAACCCGGGTTGGCCAAGATGTTTGAACAAGCGGGTGTGGAGTTAAACATGCAGAACTTTGACCCGGCTGAGCCACTTAACCGAGCAATGCGAAGTATGCAAGGGGTGATGGCAGAACGTAGTTGGGCACCTGGCCGAGAGCACATGAACTACATTGAAGCACAAAAAGCATTCAGTGGGTTGAATGCTCGTAAACTAGCGAACAACCTTGCTAGGCGAGAGTCGGATTGGTTGTTGAAAGACCCAGCTTGGCAGGGTGATCCTAAGTTGTTTGTCGAGATGCAAGAGTTCAGGAACAATATACTAAGCGGCGGTAAGCAGGATTTCCAAGGCTTCCGGAAGTTGACTTCCTTCGTGTCCTTGGCAGGTAATGTGGCTGGTGGATTGTCCAACGCGGTGCAACCGCTGAACATGGGTGTCTGGCGTGCAGCACAGGAAGTTGGAACAGCGAAAGCACTGAAATACACCGCACAGGGTTTAATCGAATCTTTCAAACCTTTGGACAAAATGACAGATAAAAGGTTCAAAGACATCATGGTGGAAGCGATCAATCGTGGGCACCTTAAGTCTGGTGGTTCGCACGACGACTTTGTGTCAACAGATTCTGTCGTAGACTACAACATCTTAAAAGCCGGGTCGAGTCGAGATATGGTGGACCTACGCTCACGAGTTACAGACGGTGAGTTCCTTGCCCACCGAGTTGTGGAAATGTTTAGCAAACTTGGTGACAAGACAATGGTGATCGGTATGACACCAATGCGTATCACCGAACAGTTGAACAATAAGAATTCCCTGTGGGTTGGTTATAAGCTTGGTTTGGACCAAGGACTAACCGGGCGACCACTGTTTGATAAAGCAGTTAACTTTATGCAAACTGTCAACATCCACGGACAGCGGACGGCTCATTCAAGTTTCAAGATGAAGGCGGGACAAGCAAATGGTTTTGTCGAAGCAGCAACACTGATGACAAACTACTCAGTTGCTATGTTCTCACAGGCGGTTAGCTCTTGGCAAGGGATGTTGAAGTCGAGTGGACTGGACGCAGCCACCCGTAATCGAAGTGCACAAGCATTTGCCGGACAGGTTTTGACCCAGATGGCACTAGCCGGCGTAGGCGGGGTAGGTCTAAAAGGACTCTTCGCAGTGGTGAAAGACTGGTTCGGAATGGACCCAGAGGATGAAATTCGAAAAGGTATGGCGACGATTGACAACAGCGGCACACTTGGGCAGCTATTGCTAAACGGTGCACTGAACACCACCACCGGTGTCGACCTAGCAAGTCGCTTCGACCTCACCGTTCCTGGACTCAACCCTTACACAGGTTTTGCTGCCAAAGGACTATTCGGTGCTGGTGGGGGTTTAATATCCGCACTCTACAATGCACCGAGTCAGATAAACAAAGGCGACATCAGTAAGATACAAATCATCCCCACCGGTATTCGTAAGATGATTACCGCTTTTGGTGACGATGCTTACAAAGATGCAAGCGGACAGAAGATCATCGACCCAACCAACACAGAACGGTTTACCCAAATGCTTGGGTTCAAACCTGCTCGTATGGCACAGGCACTAGAACAACGCTCCACCATGCGGACTATTGACGACATTGCAAACCAAAGGAACAGCCAAAAGCAAGTCCAGCAACTCGCCCTAATGCAAGCCGGTGACATGCCAAGCTTAATGTCAAGCATCCAACAGGACGTGATGTTGGATCTCCAAGGTTCGGAATACTCCAGCCACAGCCCACAGGAGTTGAAGCAAGCACAGGCTGGACTGGTGAGGGAAAAGATGCTCAGCTTGGTTAACCACGGGGTTGAAAAACTCCTACCCTTCGATCCTATGTCACAAGGGACAGGGCAAACCGCGCAAGACATGGCAAACAGTGCGGTAGGATTCGGCAACACCCTAGCACCTAGACAGGCTGAAGAAACCCGCACCCTACTCAAACAGCAGATGATGCAGAAAATGGGATTGAAACTCCCAAGGAATGCACCAAAAGCAGTCCGCTCGGCACACTCCGTTGACGACATACTAAGAGCCAATCCCACCCTAACCCGCAGCCAAGCCATAACCTACCTACAAGGCCAATAGCCTAGGTTGGTCAATGACGGTGATTGGCCTGTACCAGCAGGCATAGAAAGGCCCTAGTAGTTCACACTACTAGGGCTTTGCTGTTTGGTTTTATTTATTGATTACCGGTGATTGTCTGTTGACAAATGGTCCGGGAGCTATGCTTGTTTCGTGGTATTGCGACATTTGTTTTGCTCGGCGGGATATACCTGGGTCCGGGTCGTTAATTGACATGGAGTCGGCTAGCAAGTCGTAGACCATTGATACGTCAAATTTGCATTTAAATTTAGCTTGCTTTGATTTTACACAAAGTTTACCTTTTTCAATTGATAAGGTGATTGTGTCTGTGGCTGTATGTTGTACTATTTTCATTTGTTTATTTTGGTTCAGGCTGATTACCAGCGAGATCGGTTCGAATTGCGGCTCTTAATCTAACTTCGCTTACACACATTTTATGTGCAGTTGGTTCGATATCTATGGATTTTAATAGCACTAGGTTGATTAGTTTGCCTGATACGTATTCTCCTTGATTGTCAGGCCACAAGTCTGATAAAATATATTGATTTATTTCGTCTAAAAGTTTGTTCACAGTAGAAAGAATTCTGTATTCGGTTTCATTTTGACTTGCGTTTCTTTCAATGGAAGCGGTTCTTTTGTAGTCTTGAATTATTACTTTCATGTTAATATTTTGTTTATTTTGGTTCATGCTGATTACCAGCGAGATTTTGTTACCTGTTCTTTGGTGAATTGGGGTATACCTAAGGCATCGGTGAAGTATGATTTGGAACCTTTTTTAACCCAGTAGCCGGCGGACTTCCATTCGGTGAAGGAGCAACAGGAG